TGACTCATAAATGAGTCCGTAACCCACTTAAGGAGTTTTATATGCATCAATTTGACTTCACTAAACAAACCAAGCAGTTTGAAGAATTAGCTGAGCGCATTAAAGAAGTAAATGAGTTCTGGATTAATTCTGTTTTATCTGCAACCAAGGAATTCTTTAAAGCTGCAAAAACTAAATAACGCTGTATAATCAATCTCATGGGACTTAGTCACGTGAGGACCTAGAGGGACGAGTAGAAACTGCTTGTCCCTTTTTTATTTTCTGTTATATACTTCGTGCATCTGGGACGCACCTTTCGTCACTGCAAGGAATATGACAATTAATATTGAGCCTACTAAGGATCACCCTGTACCGTACTCGGAAGAGAACGACAAAACCACTTCATTTGCTGAGGCAATGGTGGTATCTGGTAACACAGCTGACCTGTTAGAGTCGTTAGGTACACCCCCCGAAATTAGTAAGGACGATGCTCTTGCTACAATAAACACGTTAAAAGAAGCAGTCAAAAGCCAAGACCCAAAAAAGCTAAACACCCCACCAGTGGCATTTGCTGCCAGAGAGTTTCTTCGGGTATACAGCGGAAGGCTTGCAATGGAGGTAGCCGACGTACGTGCGGCACTAACTAATAGGCTTCTAGAAATAGCAGGTAATGATGATGTGAAGGTGGCGTTAAAAGCCATTGAGCTTCTAGGAAAGCATTCCGATATAGCCTTGTTCACCGAGCGCTCCGAAGTAACCGTAAACTATAAAACCAGTAACGACCTAGAAAGTGCAATCAAAGACCGTATTAAAAGGTTAATGAATGCGGAGAAGATTAGTGGGCCATCAGCTACTGATATAGATGTGGATGATGTGCTGGGCATAGTGGATATGCCTCGGGAAAAACCAACGGAAGAAGGTCCAGATGTCACTTGATGTCTTGTCTGGCGAGGTCTCCCTTAAAGATATCCTCAAGGTTCTGCCTAACTTAACGGAAGGGGAGCAAGCTAAACTACTGGAAGACTTAGAGCTCTTAGAGCAGCTCAAGGGTAAAGAGTTAGCTCAAGAACACTTCATGGCGTTCGTGCGCAAGGTATGGCCCAACTTTATTAACGGAAGGCACCATGAGAAAATGGCAGCCGCATTCGAAGAGGTAGCTAATGGAACATGTAAAAGGCTTATTATTAATATGCCTCCTCGTCATACTAAGTCTGAATTTGCATCTTATCTTCTCCCAGCGTGGTTCCTTGGTAGGTTCCCCGGCAAAAAGGTTATTCAAACGTCTCATACAGCGGAGCTTGCGGTTGGCTTCGGACGTAAAGTCCGTAATTTGGTGGATTCCGAAGTATATAAGTCTATCTTCCCTGGAGTTGGACTACAGGCTGACTCTAAAGCGGCTGGGCGGTGGGCAACGAACAAGGGGGGAGACTATTTTGCTATCGGTGTGGGCGGTGCGGTCACGGGTAAAGGCGCAGATATCCTCATTATTGACGATCCTCACTCGGAACAAGAAGCAACCCTAGCGGAAACTAACGCTGAGGTGTACGACAAGACGTACGAATGGTATACATCCGGTCCTCGGCAGCGTCTACAACCAGGTGGTGCGATCATTATTGTTATGACCCGGTGGTCTAAGAAGGATTTAACAGGTCAAGTTATCAAAGCAGACGCCCAAAGAGGCGGTGAAGGATGGAAAGTCATTGAATTTCCAGCACTTTTTGATGAAGATAGACCGTTGTGGCCCGAGTTTTGGTCAAAAGAAGAGCTATTAGCGCTTAAAAACGAGCTTCCAGTTGGTAAATGGATGGCTCAGTACATGCAGCAGCCCACTTCGGACGTGTCTGCAATCATTAAACGAGAATGGTGGAGAGAATGGGAAGCAGATGAACCGCCGTTTTGTGAATTTACCATTATGAGTTGGGATACGGCATTCTTAAAGACTGAACGGTCTGACTATTCTGCGTGTACGCACTGGGGTGTGTTCTATCAACCAGATGATCGGGGTGTAAATCAGGCAAATATCATTCTATTAAATGCATTCAAAAAGCGTATGGAGTTTCCAGAGCTAAAGATGAAAGCAAAAGAAGAATATGACTACTGGCAACCAGATGCAATGATAATCGAGGCTAAAGCTTCGGGCGCTCCGTTGGTATTTGAGCTAAGAGCAATGGGTATTCCAGTACAAGAATATACTCCGAGCAAGGGTAATGATAAAATTGCCAGACTAAATAGTGTTGCAGATATATTTGCTTCTGGTAGAGTATGGGTACCGGGTACACAATGGGCCGATGAGTTGGTGGAAGAAGTAGCTAGTTTCCCGTCAGGCGAACATGATGACTTAGTGGACTCGATGACTCAAGCATTATTAAGATTTAGACGTGGTGGGTTCATCAGGCTAGATAATGACGAGCAAGAAGAGATTAAACAGTTTAGGCGTAGAAAGCCTTACTACTAAAGGTACAGAATATGGCAATTGATAAAGGTTTATATGCGGCCCCTCTGGGTATGGAGCAACTAGCTCAGGAACAAGCCCCGTTGGAAATTGCTATTGAAGATCCGGAATCAGTTGAGATTGGTATTGATGGAGAAACCCTCCTAAGAATTGAAAAAGAAGAAAACGACGCAGAAGAGTTTGCAGAAAACTTAGCTGAGTACATGAGTGACTCAGAGCTTGAGTCAATTGCTTCTGATTTGGTTAGTGATTATGAAGACGACGTAGCATCCCGCAAAGACTGGATGCAAACTTACGTTGACGGCCTTGAACTCCTAGGCATGAAGATTGAAATTCGTGCAGAACCTTGGGAAGGCGCTTGCGGTGTATACCACCCGATCATGAGTGAAGCGCTTGTTAAGTTCCAATCCGAAACAATGATGGAGACTTTCCCAGCATCTGGTCCAGTTAAGACAGAGATCATTGGAAAAGAAACCACAGAGAAAAAAGAAGCAGCAGCTCGTGTAACTGCTGACATGAACTACCAGTTAACTGACGTAATGAAAGAATACCGCACTGAGCATGAGCGCATGTTGTGGGGCTTAGGTCTTTCTGGTAACGCATTCAAAAAGGTTTACTACGATCCTAACTTAGAACGTCAGGTATCCATATTTGTACCAGCTGAAGATGTTGTTGTTCCATATGGTGCAAGCAATCTTGAGACTAGCCCACGCATGACACACGTGATGCGTAAGACTGAGAATGAGCTTCGTAAACTACAAGTAGCGGGATTCTATCGTGACATCGACCTTGGTACTCCAGTTAATACAATGGATGAAGTTGAGAAAAAGATTGCGGAAAAGATGGGCTTCCGAGCAACAACGGATGACCGCTTCAAAATCTTAGAAATGCAAGTGGACTTGGATTTAAAAGGATACGAGCACAAAGATGAAAAAGGCCATGAGACTGGAATAGCTCTACCGTATATCGTTACCATTGAGAAGGGCACTAATAATGTTCTCGCAATTCGTCGCAATTGGCAACCAGATGATAAAAGCCATGCAAAGCGGAATCACTTCGTCCATTACGGATATATCCCAGGTTTCGGCTTCTATTATTTTGGTCTTATACACCTCATTGGTGCTTTTGCTAAGTCTGGTACTTCTATCCTCCGTCAGCTTGTTGATGCTGGTACTTTATCTAATTTACCTGGTGGCTTTAAAACTCGTGGCTTCCGTACAAAAGATGACGATACTCCGATAGCCCCAGGTGAGTTCCGTGACGTGGATATCCCAAGCGGAACCATGCGCGACAACATCTTGCCATTACCATATAAAGAGCCTAGCCAGACTCTATTACAGTTGATGAATCAGATCATTGACGAAGGCCGTCGTTTTGCAGCAGCCGCAGACATGAAAGTGTCCGAGATGAATTCTCAAGCGCCTGTGGGAACAACACTGGCTATTTTGGAAAGAACATTGAAAGTGATGAGCGCAGTTCAAGCTCGTATTCACTATGCAATGAAACAAGAGTTTAAATTACTTAAAGGCATTATTGCCGAGTACACCCCAGAGGAATACAGTTACGAGCCAGAAGAAGGTGATCGTAAGGCGAAGAAGTCAGACTATGACCGCGTCAATGTAATTCCAGTATCAGACCCCAACGCTGCAACTATGTCGCAAAAAGTAGTGCAGTATCAAGCTGCCTTACAACTCGCACAAACCGCACCGCAGCTGTATGATTTGCCACTATTGCATCGTCAGATGTTGGATGTGTTGGGGATCAAAAACTATGCAAAGCTTGTTCCTATTGAAGAGGACAAGAAGCCAGAAGATCCGGTTACTGAGAACCAGCAGATTCTTGCTATGAAACCAGTTAAGGCTTTCTTATACCAAGACCATCAAGCCCACATTGCAGTACATATGGCAGCTATGAACGATCCTAAGATTCAACAGATTGTTGGTATGAGTCCTATGGCACAGCAGATCCAAGCTGCAATGATGGCCCACATTAATGAGCACGTTGGCTATGAGTATCGTAAGCAGATGCAATCAATGATGAATATACCTCTGCCTTCACCAGACTCAGAAGACCAAACAGGTATTCCAGAAGAGATGGAAATCCAAATCTCTCAACTCGCTGCCCAAGCAGCGCAACAACTCTTGCAACAGAACCAGCAAGAAGTACAAGCACAGAAGAATGCGCAAATGCAACAAGACCCACTTATCCAAATGCAGCAGCAAGAATTACAGCTCAAGCAACAGGATATGCAACTTAAGCAGCAAAAGCTCCAAATTGATGCGGCAGCAAGAGCTGATCAGCTTCAAATAGAGAAAGACCGAATTGCGTCCCAAGAGAAGATTGCGGGAATGCAAGTAGGTGCAAAAGTAGCTAAGGATAAAGCAGATTTAGCCTCGAAAGACGCTATTGAAGGCTTAAGAATTGGCTCACAAATCGCCCATAACAAGGCGCAAATGCATGCACAAAACCGGGATAAAAACCAGAAAGGTGCAGAAAAGAAAGGTGATTGATGAACAAAACGCTTGAAATTCTACTGAAAGAATGTAGAGAGAAGCGCAGCAGTTTGGCAGACTCAGTTTCCAGTGGGTCAGCTAAGGATTACGCGGAATACCGCGCACTTTGTGGTGAGATTCGAGGTCTTCTCATTGCCGAGTCTTATATGACAGACCTTGCAAGAAATCTGGAGAAAATGGATGACTAATCCAATTGATTTATCTCAGGCTGTGGATTTGGGCGCAATTATAGCCAAGTCTGCCGAAGAGAAAGCAACACAACTCCCTAAGCCGCAAGGGTACCGAATCCTTTGCGCAATTCCAGAAGCGGAAGAAGCTTTTGAGAGTGGGATTATTAAATCGGATGAAACTCGTAGACACGATGAGCTTTTAACTACAGTCTTATTTGTAGTTGATTTAGGTCCAGACTGCTACGCTGACAAGTCCCGTTTTCCAAATGGCCCGTGGTGCAAGAAAGGTGATTTTGTTTTAGTTCGCCCCAATGCAGGAACTCGCTTGGTTATTCATGACCGTGAATTCCGCATCATTAACGACGATTCCGTAGAGGCAGTAGTAGATGATCCTCGTGGTATTAAACGTAAGTTCATTTAAGGAGAACAAACATGGACAAAGAAGAATTTAAATTTCCCGATGAGGAAGAAGCCAAAGTTAAGCCCGAAGCAGTAGAGGCTGAAGATGAAGGTTTTTCTCTTGAAATTGAGGATGACACTCCCCCAAAGGACCGTAATAAAGAACCACTCCCTGAAGAAGTTAAAAAAGAACTGGAAGAAGACGATCTTGAGGGGCACTCTAACCGTGTAAAAATGCGTATTGACCAGATGAAAAAGGTCTGGCATGACGAACGACGTGAGAAAGAACGTGCACAACGTGAGCATGCTGAAGCTGTAGCTCTTGCCAAGAAGTTTATGGAAGAGAATAAAAAGCTTAAAAATACGCTTTCTGAGGGTGAAAAACAGTATGTAACGACTATCCAAGGTGCCGCTGAAATGGAACTTGAGATGGCAAAACGTGCATACCGTGACGCCTATGACTCAGGTGAAGCCGACCGTATTGTAGATGCGCAGCAGAAATTAACTGAAGCTAGTCTGAAACAAGATAAAGCAAAAAATTTCAAACCTGCTTTACAAAACACGGAAGATGATGTACAAATAGCAGAATCGACGTACCAACCTAGAGCCGAAGAGCCCAAAGTTGACCCTACTACTGCCAAGTGGCTTGAAAAAAATACTTGGTATGGGCCAGATGAGGAAATGACTGCTTTGGCTTTGGGAACGCACGCAAAGCTTGAAAAAGAATTTGGAAAGGGCTATATTGGCTCTGAAGATTACTTTAAACGTATAGATCAAACTATGCGCAAACGTTTTCCCGAGAATTTTTCGGAAGAAGTAGATGCAGTACCCTCGCAGACTGGGGACGACAAGCCTAGTCAGCGCACTGAAGTTAAGTCGGCATCAGTTGTTGCACCCGCAACGCGAAGCACAGCGTCAAAAAGAATTGTGCTAAAAGCAAGTCAGGTCGCTTTGGCGAAAAAACTTGGCTTGACCCCTGAGCAATATGCTCGTGAAATGCAAAAACTGGAGGCTTAACAAATGGCTACAAATAAACTTGTTCGCGAATTAGATACCCGAGAAATGGCAGAACGCCCTAAGCAGTGGCAGCAGCCAGAGTTGTTACCTGAACCAGATAAACAACCCGGATATTCTTATAGATGGATTCGTGTTTCTACTTTGAACAACTCGGACCCTCGCAATCTTTCAGCAAAACTGAGAGAAGG